TGTTACAAGTAATGGTTTAAGTGAAGGTAGGAATACTTTTTATAAAACAATATCCTTTAGTTCAAAACCATTCAACATGACAATAAAAATGTACCAAGATGGGATGAGACTAAGTTATACTTTTTTAAATGTTTTATTTTTTATTGGACTAATACTTCTTGTAGTGTCTGCTATAAACTATTGCAAAAATAATAAAATAAAAGGTATTATTTTGATAATAACAGATGTAATTTTTTCAGCCATTTCATTTGTATTATTCCAAAACGGCAACTATTTACTGATGACTGGGTTTGTGATTACCATATTTATGTTGCAATTTTCGTTACAATCTAGCTTGAAAAACAAAGTGTGTGCCGCAATCACAATAGCATCTAGTATTGGTTTGTGGATTATAAATATCTATTTTCTAATTAAACAATTTACAATGATGGTCGGAATTGCGGATGTTGTAGGAGTGTTATTGGATGATTTGATTAAGATATCCAGAACTAACGCTATATGCCTGAGTCTATTTATCATTCCTGGCGTAATTTCAATCGTTAGAAGTGTTAGAGTAGAGATGGAATAGAACTAACGTTCCGACTATCCTCATGTGGCAATAAATGGTAAAATATTATCATTAAATGATGTTCTGGAGGAATACATATGGATAAATTGTTTTGCCCATTAACCAATGGTAATTGCAACTATAACTGTGTAATGAATAATAATTGCTTTGACGAAGGTGACATACAAAATTGTATGTTAAGAGGTTCAGTTGAATCAATTATATCTTTTACAAATGGACTTTCAGTTGTAAATAAGAAAATTGAAGAACAGCTAAAGAGTATAAATGATAACACAGGAAGCGACCATTCATACTCTTTTGAAATTAACAATAGACTTGATTCAATTGAAAATCTTTTAGAAAAACTTACTCAGAATAAACAGTAAAATTTTTTATTTTTCCTTCAATTGCTCGAAGTAAGTCAAAGATCTGATTATATGTAAGCTTATTTGAGGTGATTTCTGCAATTATCTTGTCTGATAATGGAGAGATTACCTCTTTTTCAAATTTTTCATTTTCAAGTTGCGTTTTAACAATATTACTAATCATTTTATTTTCCTTTCATTTATATTTATATTTACCAAGTAGATTCCGATGGTAACTGGACTATTTTAATGTATATTGCAGACGATGGATTGTTTTGTGAAGAATATGTTAAGTCAGAATAAATAGGAGAACCACTATGTCAAATCGGATAAAACAAATGTTCCGACTATACCACAAGAGAAGAGTAGTGAGAATATTAAAAGATAGAGAGCTTAAAAATTAAAATGAGAGAGGCTTAAATGTAACCTCTCTCATAATATCTTCGTCATATATTTTTAATTTAAAATCTAATGTTTTTGACAATTTTAGTTGACTTTTGAAAAACGGATATTTTTTAATAAATATTCTATCCTGTATATCTTCTAAAACCATCAAATAATAATCGTCACTAAAATAATCATTTGTGAAATATATTCCCATTCTTTTCTATTTTTCGAATAACCTCAAAATTTATATTTGTATCTATTGTATTATCATATTTTGAAGTTATATCTACAACCTTTCTTATAATATTTTTCTATTGTAATACTGATAGTTGTTCTTTATATTTAAAGTATAGACTTTGTGCCAACTCCGAAAGTATATCATTAGATCCTTTTGAACCCACAATGACTGTGGCTCAGATTTTTAAATAAGATAGAAGAGTAGTGAGAAATTGCTACATAATAAAAAGACACCCTTACTGGGTGTCTTTGTTAGTTTCTTTATAAGTCTGATACAACATTTTTAATGAATCAAAGTTTCCATCTCTAACATCGTGCCATTTTATCGAATATATCGAAAGCTTGTCAGTGTTTAACTTATAAAGCCAATCCTGTTCGTCTGTGTACAAAATCCCATTATCTAAAAGAAACGCTAAAATGCTCTTTTTATAATCGCTCAGACTTATTATTCGATTGTTTATAAAGTCAATTTTTCTAGCTGGTGCATCCTTACTGTGAGAACGAAGACAACTAAATATTCTTCTAATTATATTAGCAAAAAATATATAATCATCTGCTGGATTGTTCGTCATATCGTTAACCTGATAAGGTATTAACTTATAATAGCCCTTAAGGTTACTGCAAGTTACTTTGAAGTTCCTTTTGTCATCTGCTTTGACTTCAAACATTGGTAACATATCAGTAGCATAATCAAGATTATTAACAACCAAAGAGCATTCGCCAGGAGAATACGCCTCAATGGAAACCTTCTCACTTCTCCAAACTATAGTATCACAGTTAATTACAGAATTATAAATTCTTGCCTCGTTTTTAGAATTTCCTACATAAACTTTACCTTCTACATCAACATAACAATTGGATAACTGATCTATATAGATACCATTGTCTAAATTGGTAATCTCAAATTCAAGAGACTCAATTGATGCGTTATCTTTCTCAAATATAAATTCAACAGAGCAATCATCGCGATCTCCATTAATATGAAGAGTTATTTTGTCACCAACCTGTGCATGAGCCTTAAATGAATTATACATTAACGGAATATCGTTACCTTCTATATTGCCATTTGAGAAAATATTGTAAAACTCTACTAACAACTGTGAAGGACAATATTTATTACATTCACCAATATATTCCCGCACAAAATCAGTTAATTCTTTATTTGCTAAAACATAAGCTATTACGAAATCACGAAAAGCTGTTCCGGTAAAATCGTATTCTGTTTGACCATTCCTTTCAAGAACTTTGACAAAAGGATGCTGAGACAACTGAGTATTTACAACTTCCAAATATTCTTCGTGATACTCAATAGGAATTGATTCATTAATATTCGGAACAAACAAAGTCACATCTTTATACGCCAATGCTCCAAATATTCTCAAAATCTGCTCATTATTATCGTAAATACTTTCAGAAAAGTTTTCTATCTTAGGCAACTTTATCTTTAAAGCCCTTAAAAATTTTCCTCTTTCTCTTATTAATAAATCGTCAAGAATCTTTTTTAATAACTGGCAATTATTATCTGAATCTTTTGTACGTGTTAATAAGTTCAAAGTATTTCTTTCATCATCGTATGATGCGGATAACGCATTTAAAACAGGGGCATAGCCCAAGAACGACTCAGTATCCTTATTTAAAAGAATTCTTTTTATTTCTCTAAACTGCGCCTCAATACACTGGTTTACAATATCTGTAACAGGGACTTTCGATTTTTCTAAACCATTTTTTATATATGTTTTTGCATTGTACTCTGCAAAATATCCTACTTCATAATGTATAAAAGGTATATCGTTATGTAATAAATAATCTTTTATAAATAATGCGCTTTCAGTTCTAGCCATTAAAATCGCACAAATATGATCACAATCATTTGTGATTGTGTTCAAGTCTCTCAAGAAGAATTCAATACCAGTGCGTCCTGAACCTGCCTCGGCTTCATCAAAAGCATCTATAACCAAGAAATCGTCACCGTTCTTTATGCTTTTATAAAAATCACTCAAACATTCAGCACCGACCGCATTCTGAATAGCACCCTGTAAACTAAATTCTGCTACCTTACTATCGGGTAAATCCCAATATATTCCGTGCTTTGAATGGCAAATATGTTGAGCTAAAGCCGTTTTACCAGTAGCGCCAGGAGCAGAGAATAATATGAAGCGAGGTGAATGAACATTTGGAGAATGTGTAGTTTCAGTAAACATCGGTTCCACATATTTGTGGACATTTTCTAAATACTCTTCATCTGAAATATATCTTATTGTCTTAAAAGAATCATTAAGTTTAAAAGAATTTTTGCTTGTTTTTACACTGCTCAAAATACTTTCCAAATTCATGATTTTCGCCTTCCTATTTCTTTTGTTTAAGTTTGATTCCCAAAATGCTAACATGTAAAAATAATCTCCTTTTATATTACCAAATTTTTCAAATTACTACAATAAGAACTTATGTTTGTAAAAATGACTGCATTTATACTTACGATGTTTCTATAAACCAATATTACTCTTATATACTTATTCTCTTTATTTTAATAGTAATTTGTGGTAAATTATGTAAAAGAGTGTACAAAGCATTTCAACATTTATAGAAGAGGTTTACAAAAAGATGAGAATAGTTAATACAAAAGAATTAAAAAAGAATGCAGAAAAATTATTATCAAATGTGATCAATAACGATGAATTCTTCGAGATAGAAACTAAAGATGGTATAGCGGTAGTAATCAACGAACGGGAATGGAAAATTTTAATTGATTCATTAGGGGAGAAATAAAAGAAGAGTAGCCAAACATGACTACTCTTAAATAGCATAATTACTGAAGCTGTCTTACAATATCTCTCCAATAATCAAAGCGTCCCTTAACATTCTCTTTGCTGCCTGTACCACTCTGAACATACTGTTTATATTCTTCGTTAGAATCATATGTTGCAATAAACTCAGATACCTTCTCTGCAAGACGAGAGAATGATTTCTTATCTTTAACAATCCTATAGCCGCTATATAAAATTTGTGGGATACTTGTAGATGGAATTTTTACTTCATCATCAAATGATTCGTTAAATCTATCCATGGCTTCTTTTAATGTATCAACTCTATCAAGATACTGATCTGCGTAATCAGTTACATAAGCATCAATGTCTTTTGTTCTAAAAGATGTAAATTCCTGTTCCTGATTAGAAGAGATAAGCATCATAGCTTGGATAATTATATCCCTATCAGTTCCATTTTTGCGCTGTACTGGCGACATAACTTTATCCATAAATGGATGGTTAGTAAGAGAGTAGACCACATTGCTAAAATCATCTGATTCATGCACAACTCGCATAAGTTTGTTTGATAAAGGTTTTCCTGCATTCTGTCTGGCAAACATTTCACGGACATCTTTTTCAGTACAATCAGACATTCTATATACCTGAAGCTCTGAATTAAGAATTTCGCTTTGAGTATCTTCATCCAACTTATTAAATTTTAAACCAGATAAATTTTTCTCTTCTCCATTGATAATAACACTTTCCATGTCTTTAGATAAAGAAAATTTGTTCCCGATAAAATCTCTGATAGTAGAAAGACGCTGTACTCCATCTATAATTGATAAAGTACCATTAGTTTCAACAATTCCATAAGTTGGATTGATAGGGTAATGACGCAGCAAAGAATCTATTAAATTTGATTTTTGCTTTTTATTCCACTGACCTTCTGGACGCTGTAACTTATGTGATAGAGAAATAGTTCCTTTTTCCATGTCCTTTACAAGTGACTGAAGAGATCTTGTCTTTAAAGTATAATCCATACTATGTTACCTCCTTCAAAAAAAAATCAAAATTTTTGATATTTTGAAAGTAACACAAATGGTAAACTTTGTAAATAGTTTATACGGAAATCGAATATTTTTCGTATTTCATAATTCGACAAAACTTATGTTCTGGGTTGCTTAATTCTGTAGTTTGCTATATAATTCAATTAGCGGTGGACATTGTAGTTTAATGTGTAAGAGTGATTTTCATTCTTGGGACTAGGTATCACCTCTCATGGTTCGGTCGCCGTTTACGAGGGTTTAAGTCCATGCTTCACTGAGTACACGTAACTTTTCTGAAAAGTTACCAATGTATGAAGGAGGTAATGCTTATGTTATTTATTAACATAGACAGCTTAACCAAACTTGTGATTACAATTACAATTTTGGCGGCTGTCCTTAAATTATAGGTGTGCCTAGTAGGGACTATTATATTATTTTACATAAGAGAGTAGAGAAAACTGCTCTCTATTTTATTGTGCTCTATTGCAAAATAATATTTTAAAATAAAGAAATGTATGATATTATATAAATGTATCTAGCAAGATACATCACACCTCTATGACATCACTTGTTTAAAGTGGTGTCATATTTATATTCTCTATTTTTGCTCGATATGAAATCGAGATTTACTTGGTTTCGTTCCATCTTATCTACCTCTAGGAACTGAGAGGTCAAACTGATTTACACGAGGTATGAGATAAGTTCATATCATTTAACATGTCGTGCCATGAGTACGGAATGCATATTATAGTAGCATCGTTTCATATAACTACTACCAACGGTTGTCACTCTCTGAGGGCTTACCATTTTAAAGGTCTATCCCTGCGAACCAACTGAATTCATGAATTTTTACTGTGCCTATTTAGTTTCCTTATAATAGGGTAGTACCATGAGTTTTACAGCCTTCCTCGCATATTGCGTCTTCGTTTATCGTATGTATAGCATACTTATCATAGTCCAAACTATCGTATCCGTTAGAAACCCTATGATGTCGGTACGCTCAAAACAATAACAATGATTTGATTAATACGCCACTAACGTATCAATGCCGACATTTTTGAATGAAAATGCTGCTGCAATAGCAGGAGCAAGAGTTGGTAACACACCAAATTTGTCAATAAGTTGATCTAATACATGGATTGCTCCTGTACCAAAATCAACTATACCCTTCAGAAAATCGGAGCTTACTAAATCAGATTCAAGCTCTTGGAGTCTATTCTGGAATTGTGCTACCTTGGCATCAAGAGATTCCATATAAGAGTCAAGTTCCTTCATTGCTGCTCCATCTGCGTCAAGTGCAGAATTGTACACAGACTCTAACATTTCTGGGTTGAGCAGGATACTAGAAGCAATATTGGATCTGTTCTTACCTGCAATAGCCTCCACTAAAGCATTTGCTCGGTTTGTTCCAGCCTTTTTATCTTCTTCTTGAATCTCTTTATAGACCTTAGCGATATCCAAAAGAATATCGTATGTATTACGGAGATTTCCGTTAGCATCTAAAACATCAACACCTTGATATGCATTAGATGCAACAGCAGTATAATCTTTGATTATTTGCTGTGTTTTTGAACTGGTTTGTACAACAAAATCATCTACGTCTTCGCCCAAAGAAGCTAATTCATCTTTCGCTTCTTCAGTTCCTGCGAGTCGCAGACTAATTGTACGAACACCCTTTATGTTTGATACAAGTCGCAACTCTTGTATCAGATACTATTATATTATTCTCTTTTTTATGATACTTCTTGTAATATATTTAATTCTAATAAGTTATCAAATAAAAAACATTCAATGTTATTCTTTTCCCAATATGGAATACGAATTAATTGAATGTTTTGTTTTTCACAATATTCAGTTTTTATTTTGTCGTGAGATTGGACTAATTCAAACGCTCTATTTAGTTCTTCGTCTGACATTTTACCATTCCAATTAACAGGCATATAGTGTTGCTCGCCATCGTATTCTATGGCAACATTATAGTCATTAAGATAAAAATCAAATGGAAGAGTATTCACATCTTTGCAATCATCGAATCTTTTTTGACGTTCATAATTAAGCTGAAATTTATCCAATATTTTTCCTACATTGTTTTCAGAATTGGAAGCATTGCAATTTGGACAACCAGATCCAGTCATCAAGTTGTATGCAAGCGGTGTCCATTCATGCCCACAAATTCTACATCTGCATCCAATTCGTTCGCCAGCTAATGTGTATTCGCCTGTAATTTCGATATTTGGTAATTTCTCTTTTATAATTTCTTTAAATTCATCTGTGGTTCTAAAATATCCGTTACAATATCTACAACAACATTTTGAAGATTTTATATTATGAAATGGTACTTTTTGGATACCTTTATCAGTATGATTTTTACACAAGAAAGATATTACTGTATGTCCATTGATAACTTCTCTATCTTTATAAATATATCCATGAACATCTTCTACATAATATTTATATAAATCATCATCAATTAATTTTGTGCATCTATCGTTTTCATACATACACATTGGGCAACATAATGAATCTTTATAAAGAAAAGAAGAAGGAGCTGCTTCAAATTCATAATTGTGTTTTTTGCAATAAAACTTCATTTTTTCTTTAATATTTATATATTCAGACAATATATCAATATTAGGATTTACCTCATTGATTTTTGCATACACATCTTCCTTGTTTAATCCAAATTTTTTTCTTGCATTTTCTAATTGACATTCTTCACAATTAGTAGCACCATTTAATAATGTGCTAATTTGAATTTTCCATTTTGTATCATGGATTTTGCAACGACATAAGATTTTATTTTTATTACCAGTGTATTCACCTAATACCTCTATTTCAGGCGACACCTCTGCAACTTCATTTATAATATCTTGCGTTGTTTTTCTTCCTCTTGAATCCCAACGCTTTACATGACCACATATTTTACATCCATTACCATATAACAAACATGAAACAGTACCATCCCATATATGACCACACACCTTACATTTACACTTTACTTTTGTATTCCAGTTCTTGTATTCGGATAATATTTCAATGTCTGGGTTTATAATAGCCATCTCTTCTTTGAATGTCTCTTTTAATTTCGAATGATTACAATACTGACATGGCTTTTTATTTTTACCTATTTTTTCAACAGGAATCCATTGTACTCCTTTATCTTTGTGTTTATTACATAAAATACAAGCACAACGCCTGTTTTTACCATTCAATTCTTTGTTGTCTATACCAACTAAAATTAAATCTTTTTCATTACATAATTCTTTTAAATATTCTGTTGTATATTTCAATTTACTATCACCCATATATTATCTGTTCCTTTCTAATTTTGTGCATAAAAAATCGCCAGCAGTTTAAATAACTCTGACGTTTTCGTATACTTATATGTAGTTACTTCATTTATTTCTTTTACAAAAGATGGTTTAATACCATGCTGTAATAAATACTCCTTTTCTGGAGAAAATTGAGTTGAATACTCTTTATCGAATTTCTTCATTCCCTTTATTCCTCATATATAATAGTATCTCTCTACCTTTCGAAAGAGTAACAGATCATGTCTTATTCCCTTGCTATGCATTAGGGAACATACCTTTTCCATTTAACGGATTTTCACCGACTTCATTTGCGATTAAGCCGTACTTCTTATGATTCAGATATTCAGGATTTCCACCTTTATTCACTAGTCTGAATCTCCTCATCGGAGAATGATCGTTGAGCGTTTACCCTCGTCTTAAGTACCGTATGATCTACGGAATACGTTAGGGTACTTCGTTGCAAACAAGCCATTGTAATATCTCTAACTTTTGAATCCATCATATAGTAGTTTCCTCTATATTGTGGCATAGAGCTTTAGGCTGCCCTTGCAGTTAAATATGTTCTATAAAATATATTTCTATATCTTTCAGGCAATGTTTCACCTGCGGTTTTAGAAGCGTCCTGTGTTATGGCATTACCAGCAGTAATAAGAGCTACACTTTCGGCAAGATCGTTGCCTTGAGTTTTTAATACAGCAGCCGAATCTTTCAATGCTGTTGAAAGCTCATCGGTACTGATACTATACTCGTTTCCGATTTTATCCAGGACATCAATAATTTCCATTTTGTCAAGCTCTTTATAGGCTTGTGACATTGCAACTAATGAGTCTGTTGCTTCATCAATATTGTCAAATTCTGATACGTTTAATAAAACAGTTGTATCTTTGGCTGATTCTTTAGCATCATCCAATGATTCACCAAGACGCATCCATGTTGCTGTGGCATCCTGCATTGCAAGAGCAGTAGTACCAACCGAGTCAGCAGTAGAAAAGCTTTCCTTTTGGAAGTTTTTCAATGATTGTGTAGATTCATCTGATACTTTGCGCATTTCTGTATATGCAGTATCTAATTCTCTAATAGTAGAAGCGACCTGTTTCAGTCCATTAATAACATCATAAAATCCAAACATACCTGCCATCTGAGCAGCTAATTGATGGAATCCACTATTCTTTAAAGTGTCAAAGAAACTTTTACCAGCACGACCAGCTTCAACTTCTGCATTAACAATTTTCATTATTTCGCCATGAATCTTGTCAAGACTCATACTAGGATTACCACTTTCAATTTCCTTGTAATAAGCTCTAATCTTATTCTTTGCATCAGAAGACATTCTACTATTCTCAGTTAGAATTTTATGAATCTTGTCTAATTCCTTCTGAGCCGATACAAAGTTATATCCCTTTTCGGCAGCCGACATATTAGTAACAGTAGCGATAGTATCTTTGATTTTCTTTTCATACTCATCCAATTTAGAAATATCATCGCTTGTCACCAAACTAGCATCTTTGCCTTTTAATTCTTTGAGCAGAGTTTCATACTCATCAACTGCATTTTTAACAGCTTGCACATTCTTTAAGTACGCATCACTTGTCCAACCACCATCATTAAATCTGTCAATAGTGGCTTGATATTTATCAACCTTACCATTGTAAGAATCTAACCGTTTATCATACTTATTAAGGTTTACATTGGCATTCTGTTCTTTAGCCTGTGTATTTTCCTTAACTTTTTGAGTATTCTGTTCTAATACATTATTCTCTTCTTTGATGGAATTGGTAACAGATTCTGTAGAAGCAGATGAAATATTCGATTCTTGTGAAGTAGAAGAGAGGTTAGATTTCATTTCTGTAAGTTCACTATTAAGTTCTTTTACAGATTCCTTTGTCTTTTCAACATCATCTAGTACATTTTCAAAACCATTCGATTCAATAGAAGAAATTCTATCTTTTACATCACCAAGTTCAGTTTTTACCTCTTGAATATCAGATTTTAGCTCTTCAATTTGAGAATTATTTGAATTAGAAGTATTAGAAACTGTTTCCTTTTGAGTTTCTGCTAATTTCTGTTCAGCTTCAGTAGTAGCAATAGCTTGTGCCTCTTCTTGTTTTAATGATTCAATATATTTTTTATTTTCAGCAGTAGCATCTTCTTTCGCAAAGTCAAGATACATATTTGCAAGATCTTTATCTGAATTGATATCTTCGCTTGAATAACCAAATAATTCTGCATCTTTTGCTCTGCTTTCTGCAACTTCTAATAACCTGACATATTCTTCAATGTTTTTTGTGATTTCAGGTGTAATTGGTGCATCGCCTAAATTAGCTTTTACTTGAGAATAAGCAGAATTAAATTTCAAAAGTCGATTTTCTAGTGATGTGATTTCTGCAATTAAATTATTTTCATCTGCATTACCATACTTTTGAAAATTTTCAAACTCTTTAATTCTATTTCCTACGATTCTCTCTTTACTGAAAAATGAATCGTTTACATCAAAATCAATAGTTACTTTTTCTAATTTACTTTGTGCGACACCTTTTCGCAATGCTTCTTCATAGGCTTTGTAGTACGCATAACCAGCCTTTGCACCTGCATTGGTAGCCATTGCTTCTTCATTACCATAATAGTCTTTAAAAGCATCTGCATATTTTTTTAACTGGTTATAAGCATCTGTCTTGTTTTTGGTATTAAATGATAAGTCAATTCCTTTTGATAAATTAATAATCTCATTAATCTTATTCTCTAATTTATCAAATGT